TGGCATGTTTGATGAGTTTGTGACAGCTGGTGCCAAAATGTCAGCAGACTACAAGCCTATCATGGTGATCCGTGGATTAAATGTAGCACCGCAAATGATTTCAGACATTGCCAACTTGTGGAAACACAAACTTGCAGAGTTTGAAACAGTGATCGAGGGCAAGGATGCACAGTTGGTTGAAGGCTACAGCAACTTCAGCAAAATTCAAATGCGTAATCTTGTGAAGTTCTGCGAAGCAGTGATCAATGACTGCGGTGCGTATGTGCAGATCAAGAAAGTGGAACGCAAACCACGCAAGGTCAAGTCAGTGCCACCTGAGAAACGTGCCGCAAAATTCAAAGTGCTCATGGATTTTGTGGAACTCAAGCTCAAAGGTTTGCCAGCCGCAAGCCTAGTGGACAAAGCCGAAGCCTGGTTGTATGACACCAAAAAACGCAAGTTGATCCACCTTGTGGCTGACAGTCATACACAAGCATTCACTGTGAAAAGCAACAGCATAATTGGTTTCAGCACCATTGAGACCATGCAGAAAACTGTGCGCAAGCCAGCAGATGTTGTTCGAGCAGTGCAAGCCGCAGGCAAGCCGGCAGCACGTAAGATCTACAAGGATCTCACCACAACAGAAACCCCGTTCAACGGACGTGGAACTGAGAACTTGGTCATACTCAAGGCCTGGTAAGTAACTGTCTACATGACAAAACCTGTTTTTAAAAAAATTGAATTCTACATCACCAACGTTTGTAATCTAACTTGTGATCACTGCAATCGTTTCAACAACTTCAACTTCAAAGGTTGGCAAAATTGGAAAGATTACGAAGCAGATTACCAACGTTGGGGTGAGCTGATTGATCTTCAAGCCTGTACCATCATGGGTGGAGAGCCTTTGTTGAATCCCACGATTGTGGATTGGGTCAAAGGAATTAATCAAGCATTTGGCATAGGTGTACAAATACTCACAAACGGCACTCGTTTTAACCAAACGCCCGGCTTGTATGATGCCATTGCTGGATTCAGACGCACAGATGAAAATGGCAAAGAACACCTCAACAGCATTGCTGTGAGTTTGCACAACTTAGATGAACTAGAAGAATTAAAATTGTCTATACGTAAATTTTTGCCTGGCAGAATTTATCAAGATCGTTGGCGGCCTGACCTGTGGGGTACCAATTATCAATACGGCAATGATGATGTGTTCATCAACATATATTTTCAAGATGAATTTATTAACAGTTCAATTTGGACTGATGAACAAGGGCGACAGCAGTTGCACAACAACAATCCAATGCAAGCGCACGATGAGTGTATTTTTGTACTTTACAAGTCCTATCATTTCATTCGTGGAAAATTATACAAGTGTGGACCGTTGGCCTTGATGCCTGAGTTTGATCAACAATATCCATTTGATCTCAGCCCAAAAGATCGTGAAATACTGCACAGTTATCAACCACTCACAGTGGACAATTTTGCCGAATATGGCGAAGAATTTTTAGCAAATCTAGACAACCCCTTAGCACAGTGTAAATTTTGCCCTGTATCAAAAACTCGACATAAAATATTTCCTGTACGCAAAGGCTCTGTCAAGCTATAAATAAAGAACCTGGAGTTCCAAATGGCTGAACAGCAACAACAATCACTGCCCACACTGAAGCAAAACTTAATTGAATATGTCAAGCTTCAACTGGGCGGTGATATCATTGATCTAGAACTAGACCCTGCACACTACGAAGCGGCGTATCAAAAGACCATTGGCACTTACCGCCAACGAGCCAACAACGCTTACGAGGAAAGTTACAGCTTCATGCAGTTGGTAGCAGATGTCAACATCTACGAACTGCCTCAAGAAGTTGTCTCAGTGCGTCAAATCTTCCGCAGAACATTTGGTGACAGCTCAGGCCCGTTTGCGTCAAACTTTGATCCGTTTGCACAGGCCTCGCTCAACGTGTACCTAATGAACTTCAACGTAGCAGGCGGCCTGGCCACATACGACTTCTACAGCCAGTACATTGAACTGGCTGGACGCATGTTTGGTGCTTACATGAACTACACATACAATCCTGTGACAAGGAAACTGCAACTGATCCGCGATCCCAAAGGCTCGGGCGAAACTGTGTTACTGTGGAGTTACAATTTAAAACCTGAATTCAACCTGCTGAGTGATTACCAAATTTCACAATGGCTTCGTGACTACATGGTGGCCAACTGCAAAATGATCATTGGTGAAGCACGTGAGAAATTTGGCACTATAGCTGGACCACAAGGTGGCGGCAGCCTGAACGGTGCCGCAATGAAATCAGAAGCCAAAGTAGAAATGGATCTATTGATCAATCAATTGGTAATGTATGTGGATGGTTCACAGCCACTTACGTTTGTTATTGGTTAAACTCCTCACACTTTTTTCTAAAATCCTGCTATAATACAGCATGGACTTAATGATCGACATTGAAGGTTTGGCCACAGGCCCTGAAGCAACAATTTTAACCATTGCAGCTCAGGCATTTGATCCCGTTGGCTCTGGCTACTACGAACACAAGTACTATGCTAGAGTTGATCTTGAAAGTCAAGAAACACGTAGCATTGAACAAGGTACCATCAACTGGTGGGCCACCCAAGGCGCAGCACAGGATGAAGCCTTTGCAGAACATGGACGCATACCACTAGATCAGGCGCTTGACGATTTGCACCGACTGTGCTGGAAGTGCAATCGTATCTGGATGAATGGTCCCACTTACGATGCTAACATCCTTGAGCATGCCTACAAGAGTTACAGCAAGCCCTTGCCCTGGCAATATTACAAGATCCGTGACGCAAGAACGGTATATAGTTTGTATCCAGGGTTGCCTAAGCCTGCCACCAGCCATCATGCGCTGGAAGACTGTCGCAGACAAATTGACATGTTGCAAACAACCCTGGCACACTTAAATATCAAGGAACTGGCATGATCATTGGCGTTTGTGGATTTATTGGCTCGGGCAAAGATACTGTTGCGGACTATCTTGTGAATCTACATCACTTTCGTAGAGAAAGTTTTGCCAACACACTCAAAGATGCTGTGAGCGCAGTGTTTGGATGGGACCGAACCATGCTGGAAGGGCGTACCAAACAAGCTCGTGAATGGCGCGAACAGCAAGACAATTGGTGGACTAATCGATTAGGTATAGTAATTACTCCTCGTTGGGTTTTGCAAAACTGGGGTACTGAAGTATGCCGCAACGGATTCCATGATGACATCTGGATTGCCAGTTTGGAAAACAAACTGCGCAACAGCACAGATGATGTTGTGATCAGTGACTGTAGATTTCCCAATGAAATTCAAGCCATCAAACAATCAGGCGGACTAGTGGTGCGTGTGGTGCGTGGCGCCGAACCTGCGTGGTACGATGCGGCAGTGAGTCGTAATCGTGGACCTGACGGCAACTCAACATGGTCACTAAGTGGACGCAAACTGGATCAGTTGGGTGTGCATGACTCAGAAACTGCCTGGGTGGGTACCAAATTTGATGTGGTGCTGGACAACAACGGCACGTTAGATGATTTGTACCAACAAGTCAAGTGTCTGGTTCAAGATCACCCGCCCGCCAAGTAACTTCTGTGCGAGCTATCTCTTCCACACAGTTTCTACAAACTGTTCGTAAGTTTCTTCCAGTGGCATTGTTGAGATCACCGTCAATGTGATATACCAGCAATTGACTGGCAAATCTTGCTCTAAACCCGCATCGGTCACATGCGGGTTTTTTCTTGTATCCTGCAGATTTCCAGCGTGGTTCTCTAGGTTTGATTCCTCGCCCTCGGCGTTGACAAGTCTCACAGCGGCTGCGATAGTGGGTGACATCTTGCTTGATATAGTTCACAGCACATGGGCGTTGATTACAGGCGTGGCATATGGGTCTCATCGGGTATTTATTGCATGGACCTTGGCCAAAGGGCAGTGTAAACTGGGTTTTTTCAGGTATGCTAATAAATATCAATAACTTGAAAAGGAATCAACCATGGCATTAGTATCACCAGGCGTAGAAGTAACAGTAATTGACGAAAGTCAATACATCCCTTCCGCTGTAAACACAGTCCCTTACTTTCTAATAGCAACAGCACAAAACAAGGCAGACGCTGCTGGAGTTGGAGTAGCAGCCGGTACAACTGCTGCCAATGCAAACAAAACTTTCCTTATTACCAGTCAGAGAGATTTGGCAGCCACATACGGTGTACCATTCTTCTACAACACCACAACTGGCACTCCAATCAACGGCTACGAGCTCAACGAATATGGTTTGCTGGCAGCGTATTCAGCACTGGGTGTCACGAACCGTGCATTTATTCAACGTGTGGACATTGATTTGACAGAGTTGACTGCCAGTTTGAGCCGCCCCACAGGCAATGCCAACAACGGCACTTATTGGTTAGACACATCAACCAGTACCTGGGGCATATTTGAATGGAATCAAACCACCAGCACATTTACCAACCAAGTACCTATTGTGATAACTGATACTGCAGATGTGGTAGACAGCACTGCTGACTATGACGATTTGGCCAGTTGGGCGCCGTTGCAAACCATTGGCAGCATTGGAGATTATGCTGTGAGCGCAGTGGGCATCACGAATATCAACTATTACAAAAATGAAGACAATGATTGGGTGGTTTTAGGTACAGATTCGTGGAAAAATTCTTGGCCCACTGTGCAAGGCACCAATTCAGTTTCAGGAGCATTGACTGCTGGTCTACAAATTTTTATTAACGAACAGTCTGTCACTGTTGGTGATGGCGGCACAGCATTGACTGTGGC